CCTGCAACCCCGACGCGTACCACTCGGCCGCGCCCCGTACCGCCCACGACAAAATCCCTGGTGCTTCACCAAGCAATGTCGTAGCAAGTCCGTGGTCACGTTCGTGTGGCTCAAAGAACCTCTGCCACGGAATTAGCTTCACCCTGCGCCAAATGCCTTCATCAGCACCACGAATGTCAGGCTTCGCATTCGTCGCCATCTGCAAGAGGAAGTTCGGGTAGAACTCAATCTCGTTCTGGTGGAGGGCGCGCGCCGTAATCATGTCACCCGAGGCCATTCGCTTGATTTGCGCCTCGTCAATAGATGCACGAGCGTCTGCCTCGTTGACCGTGACAAGACGGGAACCACGCAATCGCACCAAGTCAGGTCGAGCGGCCCCTGCTCCATCGCGCTTACGCTCGAATGAGGACCAATCAGTAACGCTGCTAATACTCCCGAACACTGATCGCAAAGTATCCAGGAAGATTGACTTTCCATTGCTGCCCCTTCCATAATGAATGGCCATGGCATGCTCCGATGTCTCACCTGTAATGCCATAGCCTACTAGGCGCTGAAGGAACGGAGGCATGTCCGGCATATCAGGCATGACCTCTTCCAAGAATTGCTGCCAGCGTGGCGCTACAGCCTCGGGATCGTAATCGATATCGACCAACTGCGTCATGTGCAGTTCAGGACGATGCTCATACAACATTCCCGTGCGCAAATCCACCACACCATTCCTCACTGACAAGAGGTTCTTGTGACTGTCCAAGTCCTCGGCCGTCAGGCGAATGGTGTACGTGGCCTGCATCAGCTTCATCGCATTCTGCAAGCCTGTGTGACTCAATGAATAACGAATATGCTGCTTGGCTAGCTTGGCGCTCCTTTGCTCCTTAATCAATTCCGATAGGTCTTCGTAAAGGAATTCCTGTGCTTCCTTCACCATCTGTAGCACGGACGCTGAGTTTTCATTCTCAGGCATCCACACCTTACCGTTCCAAATCAACCACCCGATACCCTCACAGTATCGAATTCGGTCACGGAAGATCTCCACAAGACGGTTGGCGTTGCCAGCGTCCGTGAGACGTTCATCATCAAGCGCCTCTGCGCTAGCTGTATAATTGGTCACCTTGATCCATCCAGGAGTAGTCTTACCCTCGCCATCGCTTGCGCGCGGAGGGATCGATACGCTAGGGTGGGGTCGAGGTGTTACCTCGGCGAACTGCCAGGCACGTTCAACCTTGCCCGACAATCCCTTCAGCGTGTACGGCAACTTCCTGACGAAGTCGTTCACGATCATGTCCTGATTGAGGACAGCGTCAGGGACACACATTGACAACTGAAACGAGCGCACCAACAAGCGGTACGCTGTATCGTCGCGTGTCCCGTCTTCAGCCTCGGCGGCCTCGCGCACATTCATGCGATGCCACCTGACTACATCATCCCACTGATCCTCAGGATACTGATAGTGGGATTCAGGAACGTCACGTGCCTGGCCTACGATCTTGTTTAGGATTCCAGCGGGGAGTGGTTCCAAATCTCCGCTGTCAACAACACGGTATTCCCTTCCCTCAATGGATGATGTTGGAGCAACGATATAGCCGCCGTCAGCGCGGACATCAATGCCTGGTCCGAGTCGTCCGACGGAGTTTCCGATGTGATCGACACCGTCAGGGTATCGGAATAGAAGGTGCACTCCACCTGAAGGTGTTTCGTGTTCTCGCGTGCGTACCTTTCCTCCGCCCAGGTCATATACAGCCTCCTTCGTTCCTCCGTGCTTAGGATCAACATCGATCACGACAATGCCACTGCTCTTGCCCGTGACAATGCCTACGTTAAACTGTTCATTCTCCAACTCATCAATGAAATCTTCCGAGTCTAGTTGACTCCATGACAAGTGACCCGAAGTTCCCTCGGGAGGGCGCTTCGAGTTATTTGCAAGTGGAAATAGAACCCATCCCTCTCGCATCATCTGTGTAATTGTCTGCTTACGCAGGGTCATGCAGTCCTCCTTATGGCCGTAGCCAAGTTGCGACGCTCTCAGCGTGAGGAACGTAGGTACAGTCTACATGACCGGAGGTGATCTTGTCAACGCATCACTCCCGTCACTCAGCGCTTCCATTTCTGTCGAATGCGCCAACATAACGCGCACAAACTCGTGCCATATACCAACAACTTTGTCTTACCACAATCCGAGCAACGTTCTTTACCTTTACCCATACCTATCACACCTTCTTCTTACACTTAGTACACCAATAATTACCTTTAGTTGTTGGCTTAATTCTATTGCCGCACGTAGGGCAGCGCTTGAACATCCCCTCCTTACCGCTCACTTTTTCTTGTCCTTCCTCTGTGCCTTACGCGAGCAACCACGACACACGTAGGTGCCTTTAATAAACGCCCGCAAATGCTTCCACTTACCACAGATGATGCATTGCCTGTCGGGCTCGGGGTGATTTGACATAGAAGATCCTTTCCTGTATACTTGCGTGAACAAGGAGGTAATCAAACATGAAACTATACTTGCGTGATCTAATCCCAGTGACCACGCCCATGGAAAATATCGTAGCACTCAACGCGCTACGAGACAAGTACGGAAAGCATCTACGAGATGAGTACGGAGCATACTACAACGTCGAACCTGAGGACTTGTCGATCCTGCCAACAGGTGTTAGTGTTGGAGCGGTTTCCCATCGCGAAGAGCAACCCTAACGGGGTTGTTTATCGTCGCACTGTGTGTAAGCCCTGTTACAGTTTGACAAGTCGACGTAATCGTACTACGGAAGTTGGCCGCGCCAAATATAACAAGGCGATGCGCGTCATCAACATGAGACGTCGCGCCATCAAGCTGAGCCTACCGCATGTAGCGTACGATGCACAAGAGATCTACACCCGAGATGACGGTGTGTGCGTCCTCTGTGGTCATCAGGTTGATCCTGAGAACTACGAGGTTGAACACATCGTGCCACTGCAAGTAGACGCACAGTTACTCCTCTCATATGACGTGGGCAATCATCCTGGTGATGTCCCATGGAACGTCTCCATTGCTCATCCTAGCTGTAACTCTAGCAAGGGCAACCGCATGACGCAAGAGGACCGTGCTCGTTACTTACTGTGGCGATACATGTACAAGGAGCAACATGACACTCCGCAGGGAGTATGATAACGACTCAGATCGATGGTACATCGACAAGGAGTCAGGTGAAAAGTACGCGGGAGTAACTTCAGTGTTGAATGTCCTGAATAAGGAGGGCATCAACAAGGCCAAGATGAAGAAGCAAGCTGTGTATTTGGCCGACAACAGGAAGCGCATGGCCGACCTCACCAAGGCCCAATACCTTGCTGAAGTGAAGAACGATGATGTGTATTTGGACGAATGGCGCGTAGCGCGTGACGTCGGGACACAAGCACATGCAGTATTGGAAGATCTCATTGACGGGGTTCGTCCCGGAGATGGGTACAGCGAAGTTGATGGGTGGGAAGGTCAAAGCCCGGAACTTTGGATGACACGCGCCTGGGAAGAGTTGAATGAGCAGTTCAATGTTCAACCATTGTATAACGAGCGCATGGTCTTCAGTCCTAAGTGGGGTTATGCGGGAACGTATGACAATGCGTGGCTGATTGATGGCGAGTTGTGTATGGTGGATGCGAAGACCAATGCGAAGGGACCACGTGACAGCGTGGCGCTTCAGAACATCGCTTATGCCATGGCAGAAAAGATGTACCTTCCCGATGGAACGATCGCGGACAACTTAGAGTTCGAGCGCTCCCGTGTGTTTTGGGTGCGACCGGAAGGGTGGAACCTTTACGAGCTACGGTTTGATAATGAACTGTGGATTGATTTTAGGGCGATGCTGCGTAGTTATCAATATGTTAAGCTCAGGCAGTCACGCGTTGTAGAGGAGCCGTTGGTGGAAGACGGGTTGACATTCAGGAGGTGGTTCTGATGGCAGACCTTCGTGACGACCTATTGGAGGCCATCGACAAGACTGTTCCGGGCGCTCTCATGAACGACCCTAAGATTGAACGCACGAAACTGTACGCATTGCTGTATTTGGTGCGTCGGGAAATGGAGAGGGAGGAGGCAGAACGGAATGGCAGAAGTTAATGTTCAGCTCATCGTAGGATGGGTTGGGAAGGCACTCGACCTTTTGTTGGAAGTTGATGAGTATCAGCAGACAGAAGAATGGCGGAAGGATGTGGACGCGCTACGTGTGCGTTTCCATAACTTCATCGACGAGAATTGACAAATGCCACGTCATGTGGTATCATGTAGAATGTAAGAAGATAGGAACGAAAGGTAGGGAGCACTAATGGGTGCTTGGGATGATCTAGGCATTGAGAAGAACGAGGGTCCGGAATATTGGAACCCTCAGGAGCCCGAGAAGATTCAGGGCAAGGTTGTTGAACTCGGCACTTACACCGATGACGACGACAAGAGTCACCCGCAGGTCGTGCTCGACGTCGAGGGCGAAGAGTTGACAGTCACGGCCTTCCGTACTATCCTGGCGCAGGAGCTGAACAGCATTGATGACCTTGCGGTTGGAGATGTCATCAGCATCGACTTTCAGGGTAAGCCGAAGGGTAAGAGGTACTTCGTGTACCGTGTGAAGAAGATCAACGCCGCTCCGAAGCGCGCCTCTAAGGGCGACGAGGAGAAGGAAGAGTTCTGAGGTTGACACACCCCACGAGGGTCTGGTAGACTTACGAAGCTGAAGTTGATAGTCTGGTATACGGACCGCTGGCCGCGACGGGACATCCGTCACTTGTAAATATCGCGGCGACACGCCCCTTTAGGCAAACAGGCAAAGCCGCCTGACTTAGAATCAGGTGTATGAGAGTTCGACTCTCTCAGGGGGTACTGTGACGCAAGTCACTATGGCCTTGTGGCGGAATTTGGCAGACGCGCCGGACTCAAAATCCGGTGTCCGCGAGGGCGTGTGGGTTCAAGTCCCACCGAGGCTACGCTGTGCAAAAGTACAGTAACATTGTTGGGGTTCCTTTCCCTGACGCGTTCGATCAACACAACTGCATAGGTTTCTTGAAAAGCTGGACTGTGACACGGAAGACACGCCGTGTCACAGTCGACGTTCGATAGCTCAGACGGTAGAGCGCACGGTTGAAGCCCGTGGCTGCGGGGGTTCGACTCCCTCTCGAACGACGTAACGACGTGATGTATCGAACAGTAGCCTAGCGCTGGGTGGCCTTCGATGAAGCGAAGTGAAAAGGTAAGTGGATCAGCGGTGTAGCTCAGGAGGAGAGCGGGGCCATGAGAAGTCCGTCAGTCCCGGGTGCAAATCCCGGCTCCGTTGACATAAGTCCACTTACACAACCTGACCGTCCTGGTGGCAGAGCGCGGCTGTAAACCGCTACTCGTGGGGTTCGATTCCCTGGGGCAGGACAATGCACACGTGGGTTTCTCCGAGCCCTCCTGTGACGTGTGCATATGGGGTATAGATGTTGATGGCGGCATATCTGGCTTCCAACCAGAATGGGCGGGTTCGAGACCCGCATACCTCACGTTGTTCGATGACCGTAGCAGTAAACGGGTTCGAATCCCGTCAAGAGCATGGTGCGCAGGCCGTAGGCCAAATAGGTTGATCACCGCTGGTGGGTGCAAGTCCCTCCATCGAACATCTTACATCCTTGTAGTTCAGGGGACAGAACGTCGCTCTCCTAAAGCGAATGTCGCAGGTTCGAATCCTGCCAAGGATACGAGCGTACTGACCGATGCGCCTCACAACGTCTAGCTACCTAGACAACATCAGGTGAGGAAGTGTGACGGGGACTCGGTAGAGTTGTCCCACGGCACGCGGTCCCTACCGTTGTAGCTCAGTGGATAGAGCAGCGGCCTACGAAGCCGCGTGTCGGAGGTTCGAATCCTCTCAGCGGTACCATTCCTGGGTCGTCTAATGGCAGGACGCTTGGCTCTGAACCAAGTAACGGTGGTTCGACCCCATCCCCGGGAGCAATGCAAGTTCCACTCTTCGCGATTGAGTGGCTAAGCTTCGGTGCCAACGATCGGCCGGACGGCTTGCAGTTTTTGGAGTATCGCATAGGCGTGCTTATCGGTCTTGAAAACCGTGATGCCTCAGAGATGGGGCGTGGGGGTTCGACTCCCTCATACTCCGCATGTCAAATAAAAAATGTGAAGTTCATTTCTGTGGCCGTGATGGTGTTGCTCACTTTTCCCGTGACGGGAAGACAATGTGGGTGTGTCAGCATCACCTGGATAAGAAGTTGGACGCTGTCAAACGACGAAATAGGCGTTCATAAGGATTGGTGCGGTATTGGTAACCGCAACGTGACTGCTAATCACGTGCGCCTCAGGGCGTTGGGGGTTCGATTCCCTCCCTCTCCGCATGGCAGAGTTAGCATTTAGTGTGAGCATCAACGACTGTGAAGTGCAAACGTTTCGCGCAGGAGGGAAGGGTGGTCAGAATCAGAACAAAAGGGATACTGGCGTTCGGGTTATTCATCCTGATAGCGGTGCTCGGGGTGAAGCTCGTGACGAACGTTCGCAACTGCAAAATAAGCGTCTGGCTTTTAAACGTATGGTTGACACGCCAGAGTTCAAGCGGTACATTCAGATGAGGATGTACGGCATCGGACGCGCAGAGGCTGAGGTCGAACGTCAGATGCAACGCGAACAGGACTTCCGTACGGAGGTTCGTGTCAACGGAAGGTGGGTTGTGGACGATGGGTCACAAGATCAAGGGACGCAAGCCTGAGTGTCCTCATACGCGCACGAAGGAAAAGAAGACCGTAGACAGTGTCTACACCATCTGTAAGGACTGTGGTGCTACGATCCAAGTCAAGGCGCGAGGTCGTTACTAAGACTTGCTGACAGAGCGGCGATGTGGTACCCTGCAAAGGTACATAGCCGGGTTCGACTCCCGGGCGAGTTTCCAACGTAGGGAGGGATATGATCAAACGGTGGGGTGATCAGTGGTATTGGAAGGTCACCGTGAAGTTGAAGACAGGTGACAAAGCCGTTCACACTGATCTCACATTGAACGACGCAAACGCCATCGAATCTGAGGCCAAGCGCTCTCCAATGACGAAGAGTGTCAAGAAGGAACGTGACCGACGACGTGATTGATCCTACGGCGTGGGTGCCGTGGTTGCTTGCAGCGGGTAACGTATCGAGTGCGTTCTGTACAGGAAAGGGACTCAACGCAGGTTGGGCGCTCTTGGTGTTGACACAGCTCGGGTTCATTGTGTATGCTCTAGCAACAGGGCAGCCGGGGTTCTTGCTACAGAACGTGGCAATGATCGTTATTGGAGTTTATAACTTCATTAAGTGGAGAAAGAAAAGGAAGGCAGAGGAAAATGGCCCACGGATGGGAGGAACGATTCCACGCGATCCTAGCTGAAATCCTGCGCGTTAAGTACGATGTTGAGGATGTTAAGAAGGTTCTATGGTTCGACGAGGGCTCGTATTACAGTGGCGGATGTGAGACATGCGGTTATACTATTCACGAACTTACTGTTGGGTATGAAGACAGTGAAGGCGTGAAGCACACCTTCATGATTGAAGGCGAAATGTCTGACTTCTTCTACGAACCTACCGAACAGTAACAAACTCGGCGCTGTGTACGCATGGCGCTTTGCCTCCGTAGCTCAATTGGTCTAGAGCACCCGACTCTTAATCGGGGGGTTGCAGGTTCGAGTCCTGCCGGGGGCACATGTAGTGTATCATTGCCCTCATAGCTTATGTGGTAAAGCACCTGTCTTGTAAACAGGAGTACGCGGTTCGAGCCCGCGTAGGGGCTCAAGGAGGCCCTTGCAAGTTGTCAAACGAGACACTTGCAAGGGCCTTTGTCATGTGATATGCTGTTCACATGGTCAAGGAGCAGAAGCGAATCTATCGGATCGCATACAAGAAGCACAACGGGACGCGTGAGTTGATCAAACGCCTTCCCCGCGGAATTAGCCCTTCCGAAGCACAGGCAGCACGTGCTAGGATGGCAGCAGACTCAACGATCGAATACGCTGAACTCAGGGAGGAGTGGAAGTAACATGGGATTTAAGGACGCTTTTAAGGGTGACAGCAAGTGGAAGCTTGGACTTGGTAAGTCTTACCACGGAGGCAACGCATACGAAGGCCGTACAGGGGCACGAGCCAAGGAAGCCGCTGCCGCCGCCAAAGTCTCACAGGCCAAGGCCATCATGAAGGGCTGTAAGGGCTGCAAGAAGCTTGGCGTTTGCCCGAAGCACAAGAAGGAAGGTAAGATCATTCAGAATGGTGGTAAGTGATGGAACAGATCAGGTTGAAGCAGAAGTACCTGCGTGGTAAGCTGGTCGGGTACAAGAGCAAGCACAACGACGGGACGCGTCGTCGACTGAAGAGGAAGGTGAGCGACGCAATGAAGATCGGGATCAAGGCGTCTCAGCCCGACATGGTGCGTCTCGTGGGCGTGACGGGCAAGAGCAAGATGGTGAAGCGTTGAGTATCGGTAAGCTTGTAGGTCTCACGGGTTACGCAGGGAGTGGGAAGGATACCTTTGCCAAGTCCCTGCGTCTCCGTGGCGGCTACGAGCGTGTAGGGTTTGCCGATGCTGTGAAGGAAATGGCGTTGGTGCTGGACCCCTGGGTACTGACACCAAACAAGAACGGAGATCATGATCTTCAGCCACTTAGTGTGGTGGTTCGGGTTCTTGGATGGGATGAGGCCAAGAAAATCCCGGACGTTCGACAATACTTGCAGAAGCTCGGCACCGAAGCCGTCAGGGACATCATCAATAAGGACGCATGGGTGATGGCAGCACAGGCAAAGATCTGGCCCTTGATCACAGAAGGTACGAATGTTGTCGTGACTGATGTCAGGTTCCAGAACGAGGCGGACTTGATCAGGAGCTGGGGCGGAAGGGTGTTTCGTGTTACGCGTCCCGGGTTCGAGCCCGTGAACAATCACATTTCGGACACAGGCATTGACACGATCGCCGTCGACGGTGTAGTATCAAACTCAGGATCGATCGATGATCTTGGTGCGGAGGCTGTGCGTATCATTAAGTTGATGGAGGCGTGAGTGTACGATGATGACGATGTTGATCCATACTCATTGATCGACGGAATTCTAGAAACGGAAGATGTCACGGTCATCGAACCGTGGTGGGAATAGGAAAGGAGACACGATGCGCGGCTGTATCACACTGTTGATGTTCATTGCCCTGCTCTCGTTGCCCTTCGTAATCCTAGGGTACAGCGTGGCGGCGTTCATCATCATGGCCGTGATCTTCAGTGCGTTGTGGCTCTTGACGAAGGGTCTAGAGGTGCTCGGTAATGCGCTTGCTCAGGACGATGAGGAGGAAAATGGCACAGAATAGTAACGACATGTATCTGTTCGACTTCGAACGGACACGTAGTCGTGTAGAACTTGTGATGCACTCATTTGAAGGCGCTGTAGGGGTCGATCAGGAAGAGCTACAGCGCGCCTGGAAGATGTTCGATGGCGCATTCGGGTCATTGTACGACGCGCTCGGAATCCAGGAATGACAAAGGGGACCTTACAATGTGTAAGGTCCCCTTTGCTATGTGTTACAGGGTGTCGGACGTATCCTTCTTGGCCTTCTGATCCTCCTGTGGGATCACCACGGAGTTCAACAACGACGCCAACATACTACCACCAACGAGCGCAGCAGTGCTGCCCACGTCAAGGCCAACGATGCCAGCGCCATCAGCACCAAGAGCAACCAACAGAACCTGCGCACCCGTACGGATAGCACGGATGGCAGCGTCCTTCCAAAATGCTACAGTGAACATTCTTTCACCTCATTCTATCAGGCGATCGCCTGAATGTAAACATCAACTTCACTGGCGCACGAGTACTTGATCTTGGCCTTCGTGCTACCAAGCGGGGCATCGATCTGATAGCCCTGATTTACCTCACCTCGCCAGCCATTCTTCAAGTCATAGGTTCCAAGCAACTGGTTATTTGCCGGTCCCCAAAACTCAATCAGGCCACCGAAGATCGTAGTGTTAGCCGAAAACACCAGGCGAACCTTAGCCTGAGGCGGCAAAGAAACACTGGCAGTATTCGTATCCATAGCAACAGGTAGCTTCACGCTAGAATCTCCATCCAATAGTCGCTGCTTTGTGGGGCTTGTCATCTTTACGCGAATCCTGTCGCGCAGTCCATTCATATCTCCAGGAAGACCAGCAGGGTCAACCTTGCGGCCCACTGGCTTGCAAATCTCCTTGTGACCCTTTACACGGTCAACGGAGATACCGTAATGAGCACACAGAATGGCGCATAGCTTTGCGTATGCATCAACCTGAACCTCAGGCCAAGGCTGTGTACCTGTGTTTTCGGCCTCGATACCGATTGACCATGAATTGCCGTAGACAGAATCATCAAGCGTCGCGCCCGCATGCCACGCAACACCGTTACTGATTACGTACACCGTACCGTCGCGCGCCAAACCGAGCTGAGCCAAAGGACCCGCCAAGTCCGTGCGTCCATTGGTTACCACAGGCAATGATGGGTAATTACCCGTGGCAGCGCCCGCTGTGTGATGGCAGACAATTGCGCGAACGCCAGCCATGCTTCCGTGGTTTCGGAACTGCCAACCACTAACCTCAACCACATTCATTCCACCAGCGCGAATTACACTGGCTAGATCATTAAGATACACAGAAATCTCCTCGTACTGGGAGGACGAATGGTTCGCCTTCACTCATTGTGATCACTAGGTTGCAATCGGCTACAGTCCCCTGAAAGGCAAACCCTGTGATGACAGGGGCAGGCTGACCATCTGATCCACGCTCGCCTTGCACGCCCTGATCGCCCTTCTCACCCTTCGGACCCTGCTCTCCGGTGTCACCCTTCGGGCCTGTCTGTCCTGTCTCGCCTGTGAGCCCCTGAGCGCCCTGTTCTCCGTTGATACCTGGGATGCCCTGATCGCCCTTGTCACCGTTGAGCCCGTTCTGACCGTTGATGCCATCATCACCGCGGTCCCCCTTCTCGCCCTTGTCACCCTTAGGGCCAGGAACGAGGACAGGCGCATCGCTGTCCTTCACCTCCTGAGCCTGCTGGCAGTTGAGGTTTTGAGCGTGAGCAAGATCGGGGCGGTCATGGCAAACCTGAGCAACCTGGGCTGCCAAGGACGCCGCCTTGCTATCACTGCTGACCTGATTGTAGATGGCATAGCCACTAGCAACCAAAGCTGCACACAACAAGACTACATAGATTGCCCTCTTTGTTCGTAGCCACCTGGTCATAGCTTATCAATTCCCGACTGCAATCGAATACGGTGCGCCTCTTCTTGAGCACGCATTCGCTCTGTGCGCTCGGCCTGCAACTCCAAACGCAATTGATCAATTTCCTTACGCAACTCCCTGATGTCATCACGAAGTTCCTTGATCTCATCATCATGTGCCTTGTTGATACGAGTCAACTCGGCCTCGTGCGCCTTGCTCAGACGATCTAGCTCTGCCTGATAGCGCCTATCGCTCACTAGCCACTGGCGCCCCACATACGTGAGGATCACCAAGATGACACCGACTGGACCAATTGTTGGTAGTGCCCCAAGAATCGCGGTGAAATCCATCGCTTCTCCTAGGGTGTGTTAGTTACCGATCTTGTAGATGGTAAATCCAGGCGTGAAGTCACCCGAAACATTTTCGCGCTGCACGTTCTGTGTAGTGGCAGCGTACGCATATGTACGGACCTGCTGACCGGCCGTTAGTCGACGCACACCACTCACGGCACAGTTAACCGCTGATGTCGTAGAGTTCTTAAACCAAATGTCGTTCGCTGCGGCACCTGAAATCCATGCGTACTTATCACCACCGGCGGAGAAACGCAATGAAAGACTCATTACGTAAAGCCCCGCCTCGGTCACTGTGAAAACGCCTGCCGAATACGTGATGCCGGACGGGGTACCTACAGCTGCCCACTGATTGAGCAAGTTGTTACCTGCGTTAACGCTCTGTGTGGCAGCGTTGAACGCGTACTCTCCACCCTTACGTGGAACCTCGCCCGTACCACCGCCAACAGCAGCCTCGACTGCCGTGGTGCGCGTGTCAAGGTCCGTAATGTTGGTGATTAGCTTGTTGTACTCTGCTGCGAGCGCAACGTTACCTGCAACCGCAGGTGTCATAGCGACAATAGCCATATCATCAGTTCCAAATCAAACTCTGGTCCCAGCGTCCATACTGAGACGAATCCCAAATTCCCTGTCCCGCAGGACGTAGCAATTCGACAGTCAATGTGTCCGTGAGACCACCGCGCTTTGAGAACTTCCTATTGATACCTGTAATCTGTGCGCGCAAATCTGTTCCCAAACCATCCTTATCGTTCAACGTGACAGTATCACCGAGCTGTAGACGAGGGTCGCCAGCGATAACAATGTTATCTGTGGTAGGAATTGGCTTCGCGGTGCGCGGCAACAGGACATTCATCAAGCCCTTGTCGTTGTAATACTCCTGGTACCAATCCCCAGACGCCTCGAAGTTCCTCTGCCCATACTTACCAACCGATGCATTATCGCTTGTCGTAATGCCAAAGGTGCTCTGATCATTAATCAAAGTACCACCGATAACACAAGCAGGTGTCGAACTAGCATTTCCTACTGTAGGCTGATTCGACACAGCTAGGCGCGCAGGCTCCGACCAAGGGTTGTACACACGAACACGCATCACACCATCACGTGTATACCACGCGGACACGTCCAAGTTATTGAAGTTGTTCGGTTCGCGCCATCCATCTCCAAACAGCGCCTGGTATACGAATGCGTGCGTTGACCACTCATCCCACTGCGGGAAGTTAGAAAACGCAGTACCTGAAGTGTGCTTTGTACACCTTTGCAAGAAGCGTGGCTCCATGAACTGAACGTTGTCAACCTGCACGTCGAAATATGCAATCTGCGGCCCCGGTCCTACATAGAACTGATCCACCGATGCACTCTTGTACACGTTGATGTTATTAGCGCTCTGACGCTTCTTGACACTAACTGAGTAGGAATTTCGGATACTGTCCAACGAGTTAGTGATGTTCAAGTCATTGATGTGATTGACGTTCAGAGAACGCACCACGGTGTCCTGCTTGGACTTAATTGTGTTGTAGTTCCAGAAGTGGAAGCATCCACTCTCGTCCCAAAACACCGACCCAAATTCAGCGCCCGCCACAGACGTAATGATGTCCCATGCGTCCTTGCCTGTAAGTCCGTCAGGAACAAAAGAGAATGTGTTAATTCCCGAGTCTAAAACGGCAGGATAAGTTGCTGAACGCCACGTTACGCCCTCATAACCAGCAGGTCGTGATGACTTGAAGTCAAAGCTGTACGCGATGTCGCTCAGCGAAATGTTACGCTGAATCTGGATCAAGCCAACAAGAGGATCGTAGTTGTTGACACCATCCCATCCGTTAGAAATGTACTGCCATCCAGGATGTGAGTTTGAACCGACGCGCATGTAGCCACGTGTACCCGAAGCCGCGCTCGTATCAACCTGAGCAAACACCTCAATGTTGTTACCGGCAGGAATGTTCAGCTTAGGTGTGGTGTTCGAGAAGCCATTGTTCTCGTTAACGAACCTAATCCACATCTGATTGCTACCAACCAAAATGTCCACACGACGCTTCTCACCCACGCGCACGACCATGATAACGGTGTCAGGTGCGGTCACGTGCCACGACCCGTTAGGGAATGCCGGGTCAAGGTTCATTGTAAATGCAATGGTTGTGGCACCATTAAGTGATGTTTCGAACCTGTCGGCGATCCAGTACTTCTGGTAGATGTTATCAGGGTTCGAACCTAGCGCGCCAAAACTGTATGGCTTGTTCGTAGGCTCTGGTGACAGAGGGTGAACAGGTCCGTTCTTAACGTAATTGACCGCTCCACCCTCGACATTGGCGATAGGTACGGCGCCCGCGTTGTCCCACCATCCGACAGTAGGCACATGACCATTGGCACCTGAAATGAACGTCGTCTTGTAGCCCTGTGTTCCCAAAACAGATGACCACTCAGCACGTGTTACGGGGCGCCTTGGGGATGCGGAGGTGTCACACTGCTGAAGGCACATCTGAATGATGTTCTGTGTGTCAAACAACTGACCACGGCGCAGTCCACGGTTCGCCCAATAGTCCGAAATGGCCCACTGAGGTGTACGAATTGGGACACGAAGCTTCTCCACGCGGTCAAGCGCGGTCATTTCTACTGTGTTATCGGCACGCTGAGGCGTTACTGTGGAAACGTTACCAATGAACTGTGGGTACCAAATTGTACCAAGAACGGTGTCCACACCCAGTTCGTACTTGATCTCACTACCGATTACGTCCTTGGTGTACAAGGGTGACAAACCGTTGTAGGGCGAGAATACGGAGGTCAAAGATAGATCGTTGTACCTACCACCGAGTGAAATACTTAGCTCAGCCGCAGCGCTACCCTCTACCAACACAATGTCGGCGGGAAGGGAGCCCTTGAGAGCACGGTCAGTGGAAATTTCCTCAACATATCCAGAAATGTCACTGAATACGTGATCGTAGTTACCGTTATTGTTCCAGTCGACACGCAAGCGGACACGGAAGGCGCGCTCCTCTGCCAAAATGGCAGTTTCGGCTGCCGTTCCTCCCTGAGTCTGCATAACTTACGCCTCCAATAGTGTGACTGAAACATTCTGAAGAGGATAGCGAGGGCTCTCACTCTTGATACTATCGATTACTACCTTCTGCCATCCTCCTCCTATACTAAATGCCGTAGGTGCACTTCCGTATTCGATCTGTGGAGCAGCCAAGCACAAGTTGTAGGTGCCGGGTGTTGTCAACGACACAGTAGCGCGTACGCACGCTACACCAGCGACAGGAGTAACCGTGACGTTAAACCTCTGCCAGGACGTTGTGACCGACGCCGAGGTACTTGCACCGGCACCAGGAACCTGCACGCCATACTTATCCAGAGCGTCCATATAAACGCTCGCTGAAATGCTACCACTTGTTGTGCGCAAATAAATACTGAACGTGATAGGCTCGCCTACCTTAACGGGGACAAAGCCGCGCAAACCATCCAAGGTGTAATACTGTGGACCTGAGGAAATACTGATCACACGTGGCACCTGAGTACCTGGAGTGGTAATTCCAGATGGAAAGTCACGTACGCTATCTACCGTGTTACCGAAACTACCGATGAAAATACCAAGATCATCAGCGTTGGTGAAGTATGCCTTGCTGCTCTGCTCAGACAGGAGGTTCTTGCGCATAGGGTTTCGCAGGAACAACGACTCGGAGATGTGTCCCAAGTAGCAGGCGCGCAAGAATTCATACTCGGCATCTGTCAAATACTTGAACTCAAAGTCAAACTTCTGACGGAAGCCTGTTGTGTCGATAGTGCGCGCACCACTCAATGACTGATGAACGCCGCCGAAGCGCTCCTCAGTCATATCGAATCCTGTTTCAGGTGTTACAGGGAAGGGTCGAATGTCACCGAGCCATCCCAAGTACCACGTCTTCGAATCAAATGGCATTAGCCTCGCCTACCCAACTTCTGCTGTCCCTTGTTAACCAGGCGCGCAATGCCTGTCTCATCAATCTGCACTGACCAACCACTCAAAGCGGCAGCAACAGCTTCGCTCAACCCATTGTCCACGCTACCGGCAATGTCTAGCTGTGATGTACCAACAGCAGCGATATCCTGGCCAGTCATGGTGATGTCGCCCTGAAGCGTAGGGCTTGTGAAACTATTCCCAATGTCCGTAGTCATGGCGCCGAGCGTCTTCTGAACGTCGCCATAACCATCCTTCAAACCGATAACCAACGACTTCATGATCAACTGACCATTCTTGATCAACAGCTTAGCATCTGTAGAAGGCGGACCCTTCCACTGAGGAATCAAACTTGTTACGGAACCCAGGATGCTAATGATGCTCGGGATCGCCGAACGAATTCCCGACACCAAACCACTGATGATCTCACGACCTGCACTCAGTAGCCATGACCCTGCGCCATAGAAGAACGCAATCACACGGTTCTTGATGCTCATAACAGTCATCTGCACTGTGAGCCAAGCGCCCGAGATACCCTGACCCAAACCGTTGATAATGTTACGGCCCGTCTCCAACAACCAATTTCCGGCACCAACGAAGAAGCCCTTGATGCGTCCAGGAATGCTCTGGAAGAATGTCACGACGTTCGTGAACGCTGTCGTCGCTCCGTCACGGATGCCGTTAATGATGGCCTCGCCCTTATCACGAATCCAAGAACCAGCATCTGAGAAGAATGACTTCACCTTGTCGGGAATCTCACCCAACCACGTTACAAACTCACCCATCTTCTCGACGGCGCCCTGCTTCAACCCACTGATCAAGTCGCCACCCTTAGTGAACAACTTATCAAACCAATCAGGGATGCCGTCAATGAAATCACCGACATTAGCGATAGTCTCAAGCAGACCGTCAAATGCGTGAATTACACCAGTGACGATGTCAATTACCATCTGGAAACTAGCGATGAGTACGTCAAATGACTTACCATCTACCAAATCACCAACAGCGTCAGCAAACTTCTCAAACGATGTGGTGATACTTTCAATAGTTTCCGGCGGGATTTCGTCGATAGCCTTACCTAGGCGCTCGAAGATCTTACCAAACGCGGCACCCAGGCGCTCCCAATCGATCTTCAAAAAGAATGATGACAGGGAGTCAAAGAACTTGTTCATACCAGGGGCGGCACCGTTGAAGAACTTCAAGGAGTTACGCAACAATGCCGTGAAAAGACCTGTCAATGAGTACAGGGTAGTGTGAAGGTTATCAAGGCCCTTCTTCAACGAGCCATCAGCAACGCTCTGATCAAAGAAACCCTTGAACTTGAATAGAACATCGCTCAAGGTCTGGCCCATGACCTTCAAGGCATCTGTTACTGCGGTAGCCTTCAAAAAGGATGTCAAGAATGAGGACACGCCCGGCTGCAACTCAGACAAGAAATCCTTCACACCACCAAGCGCGGTCTTCAGGTTATCCATGTTCTCCTTGGCAGTGAGCGTCTTCGAAATCTCATTGATGAAGTTGCTCGTTGCCTCAGCCGCCTGGTTCAACCCATCCGACAGGATAGGCATTAGCTTCTGCAAAGACTGTACAGCAGGCTTAAGACCCTTTTCGAACGTGTTCGACAAACGGGCCTTCAGCGCGTCAAATTCCTTACCTAGCGGCTGAAATGCCTTCTTAAGACCATCAAAACCCAAGATCAGGGCAGCAATAGGTGCGCCAAGACCAACGATCAAGGCAGGGAGACCACCGATGGCGGCAGCGATAATACCTACCAAGTAGGTGATAGCGCCAGCAGCAAGCATCAACAAAGGAACCCAGATCGTCAACTGAATGATCAGGGCTGAAATTGAGCTACCGAATGACCTAGCGCCGTCAGCAAGTTCTGAACCCATCTTAGAGCCCAACTCACCCAACTGACCCGCGGCACGCTGCGCAAAGGACCCTAGCGTTGAGAAGAAAGACGATAGACGGGATACGCGCCTGCCCGTGCTATCGCTGTCATCGCCAACGTCCTTCAGCTTTCGGGCAGTCTTGCCAAGCTCCTCTCCGGCCTTCTTTACGTCATCACCAAGTGTAGTGATGCCGCTGTTCTTGTCGATCTTGACATTGACCTCTTCATCCTGGATGGACTTAAGGGATGCCTTGACCTCTTCAATCTGAGCGTGAAACTTCTCAAGGTCGAGGACAACCTCGACCTCAGCTTCCAGGCGCTCAATCTCCCTTAGTTCCTTCTCGACTTCCCGACGGAAATTGTCAAGGTCCGGAACTACACGTACGGAGACGCGACCAACTTCAGTACCACCAGCACCAGCCATGTCACGCCTCCTTCGTCAATTCTGTCATTTGTGCCTGCACCATCTGTGCGAACGGGTTGTTTGCATTTTCACGCTTACGACGCTCTGCATCGCCCGGACGCGGAACAGGGACGGGTGCCTTGACCCTCTTCTTACTATTTACCTTTGCGAACATGTAGTTCGAGACCTGCAACGAATCTACCAACGCCGCCAAAAGGTGAGTGTTAATGTCCCATCCCAAATACTCCTTACCGCCTTGAACAGCAGCCACGGTACGGGATGTGTGAGGAAGGTTACGCGCAAGGATGGCAGCCTCCCCGATAGGAAGACTGCCATCAAACTTGAAAACGTCTGTGACGCGCAGCCCATAGTACTCTCGGAAGTCCGCGAACATCTCCTCAGGATGCTCGCGGATTAGCTTTCCGAGGACGAGGCTTCCCCCAAGTTCACGTGCTCAAAATAGGCTGTGAACACATTCATCGCAACAACCAAGTCATTACGAATACTCTCCACCAACCTGAACACGTTCTCGTCACCCACCAACTCCAAAATCTCAATGACCACAGGGTGAATGGCCTTGACGTCCTCGGGTGTATATTCGTGATCATCACCAAAATCGAACGCCTTAGCAAGCTCAATCACACGATCACGTGCCTCGGGAGCGATGCGCATCGGGTTGAACAGGCGAACGATCTCACCGTCCACACGAATCTCAAACGATTCGTACAATTCCTCGGCGGCCTTCTGGAACTTAGTCAGGTCCACGATCTTCTTGTTCTTTGTGTTCGTCATCATACCTTCCAAATGAAATATGCCCATACAGACCCACTCAGGGCCTATATGGGCATACTACATATGTCAAAGATCAGCTCTCGTCGAAGGCCGCAACCTTAGTCCAAGAGTAGATCGGAGTGCCAGGAAGCTTCAAGAATGTGGCACGCAACGGGAAGGCAGCGAACGAGTCCGTAGCCAACTGAATTGCGTCCTCACGACGAATCGATGCACTTGAAGCGTGGAAGGCGACACGGCGCGGTCCATCAACGATTACAACCAATAGAGCACGCTCAATGGTCGATGTCGGAGCGTCTGTAACCTCGATTGTTCCGTCACCCGGAAGGGCATCGGTAACGCCGTAGTAGTACGACAAGATCTGCTCGTCGAACCTGGGCGTGCGCGTTTTGTACGAGCCCGCGTCGGATGTGGGCGCGGATCGATTAGTTGACGCAGTTGCGGCAATTCATAAGTACGGTGCGCCGTGCATCATTGTCGAC